CAATGCGGGCAAGGCACGCCGAAATCGTTGTTGATCTCCGTGCCGTCAAACTTGGTCAGCTTCACTTCGATCACTTCGGTCGTGCGGTGTTCGGCTCTTGCGAACTGCTTCCCGTCGAACGTGGTGTGCAGTGTGAAGCTGTTTTCACAGTATTCACATCGATATTTAGAGCATTTCGTTTCACTCATTTTTTCCCTTTCATTTTAAAACTGACCATGAACTGCTTTTTCTCTATCACCTCAAATTCCGGGAAGTGCTTTGCAAGGAAGTCCAAAAACCCGTTCATCCAGATTTTTTTGTTGATCTCGTGATCATATTTTATCAGGTCTGGGTCATAGTTTTTCGGGTTGATGTGGTGCTCGCTCCACACATTGAACCCAACCAGAACCATCAATTGACAATTGAACATTTCACGCATGGTCTCGGCGATCATGCAATAGCTCATGAAGGTCTTTCCATAGCTGCGGTTGAAGAACATCAAATTCGCTTGGATGGGTGTGAGACGCACACCACGGTTTTCAAGGTCTTGCAACCGTTGCAAGCTCCTCAAGTTCTGCTCAATGGGTTGAGAGGCCAGCAACCGTTTGATGTCTTGGATGGTCAACTCATGAAACGGTGAACTCTCAACCTCGCTGCCCATTGCAGGGGGTGTGAAATCCGGCTTTCCGGTTTTTGGTGAGGGTCTTGGCTCTTTCATACTTTCACTCCAAATTGTTTCAAAAATTTGTTGCAATCGAATTCCAACATTTCCCACTTCTGGTTGCGTCTTTTGAACTCGATGGAACTGTAGAGGGCCATCACCAACTGTGACACAGCCATCTGCCTGTTTTCTTCCTGTCGCACCGTGTCGATTTTGTTATCGACGGCGAGAGGGGTCATGACCGGAATTTGAATTGTCATTGCTCTTGCTCACATTCGTATTTTTTCACAAAGTGCTTTGCAACTTCATACACTTCAGGGAACTCTGAAAACTTCACCACTTCCCCGATTTCCAAGTCCGTTGTGAAATTCGACAACACTGATTGGATGATCTTTGCAGACAGAGCGAAACTGCCATCAAGCTCTTCGATCATATGGATAAGTTCCACCACCTCTTTGTGAGACAGTTGAGAATGGAGCAACTCAGCCAGTTGTTCAGTGTTGAATTTCATAACGACTGCCATTTTTCCATCTCCTGTTCTGTGAGTTCTTTCATATGTGCCAAAAAAGCTTCCAAATCGAAGGAGAACACATACTGAATCGTGCCAAAAGTGGAACCGTTCTGATACAGAGACATGAAAGGCCGCATGTCGGCACACAAGACTCTTTCTCCTTCATTTTTCAAAAACTCTTCCAAATCCGGCATCTGATCTGCCACTTCAATCGAGACCCGCAGGGGCACTTTCAATTTCGGCAAATCCGCTCGTTTTCTCCAATAGCACACATCGCACAGATCGGTGTCAACCTCTGGGTCTCTGCCATGCAGATGCGGGTTGATCGCCATTGACCCACATTTTTTACAGGAAATCGCCATCTTCTATCCTTTCTTCCAATGTTTTGTAGCACTCCGGTCTCACGACTCTCCATTCCATGAAACGTTGTGTCCATTCTTTGTGTGATTCGTGGCAACCATTGTCGAGTTCAGTGTTATACACAAAAAACACTTCTTCCACCCATTCATGGGTTTTCAGAGAAATTTGGTTTTTTGTGATGATGAATCTTCTGTCGATTTTTTCTCCGTAGTCATCAAAAATCAGATAACCCTGATCGATGAGTTTGTTGATTTTCTTGATAAATTTTTTCGCTTTTTTCCAGCGTTTTTTGCATTTGTTGTTCATTTCACTGTCTCCTTGACTTTTTCAACCATTTCAGGGTACACATAATAAGGTGTAAGGTTACGATCAGACTGCATGGTGACTAAATAATCACCATCAGGGTCAACATCCCACACGTGCAAAAGGCCTTGCTCTTTAGCCAATTCCTCATGCAACATCACAGTGTTTCGCCCAGAAACAAGACGTTCGGCGGTGACGGTGTTGTAGATTTCTTTCCAATCCTCTTTCAACACAACGTCAAACAGTTTTTCAAAGCTTTCTTCAAAGCCCTCAAGATTCATCGGTGCTCCTTTTGGATTAACCTTTTTCAAGCATGTAGTGAACCTGCCGGTTCTCCCTGTCAAACTCAACTTTCAGGAGTTTATACTCCACCTTGACAGTTTTCCATTGATTTAGCATTTTCTGAAAATCGGAATAACTTTTGACTCCAATGACAACGCTCATAACTTTGGCTTGTTTTGGGTTGCTCAAAGATTCATACTGCATCTTCACTCCCTTTATCAACCAATTTCAGGTTCTTTAATCGTTCTCTCAACATTTCGACCAACATTTCGGAAAAGTTTTCGTAAACAATTTCATCTCCGTATTTCAAAAATTCTTCAAAGTAATTTTTGAGGATATCATCAAGGTGTTTTTCGATTTCTTTTCTGACAACCTCTTTGAACTCTTCGTTCATAACTTCCCGCACATACTTTTCCACCGCTTTGTACAAAGCATCTTCAACATATTCATTCAAGGTCATGGAAATCTGGCTCATACCGTCACCTCCACGATGAACTCCCCTGATTGATAGGTAACAACTGCATCCTCTTCATTGGCAATAGAAGAAAAATTTTCCACTCTGGCAAAATGTTCTCGGTAACAATCTTCCACCGTGAAAACCACTTTTACGATATCACCACTCATAAGGATGGTTTTATACAAAAACTTGTGTTTGTAATACTCCTCAAAATGCAGAGGAACCTTTTTAAGCTTATCAAAAAAGACCGCTTTTTCTATATCATTCAATGCCATTGTTATTCCTTTTCTTCTTTATCTGTCATTCCATGAGTTTTTCTATACCACTTATACTGTAATACAGCGTTGAACAAACTCGCCAATGCTCCTATAACCAACAGAGCATACACAATCGTCATATCCCAGATAACCTGATTCATGTGTTCTCCATAACATCTTCAAATTTATAAATATGGTAATCGTCAAGGCAACTTTGGATGAATTCCAAATCTTCCTCGTATCTTTTCAGCAGTGTTTTAAACACAAGTTCCCCAACATCTCTATCCAGATTCAAGTGTCTATCTCTGGTCATATCTTTTGGGTTCGTGAAAATGATTTTTGTCCTCATATCCCCATTACCTTCCAGATATTCTTTGCACATTTTGATTCGGTTTTTATAAAATTCCTGACTTTCTAAATACTCGCCAATTTCTTTATACATCTTTCTTTGTTCCTCTGTGAATTTCATAAATCTTCCACCTCTTTTTCAGTCTTGTCAACGACAGACATGATGTAGTCCAGCATTTTTAAATCCACTTTATCCAAAGAAGATTCGGTAGAGACAACCATATCTTGTGTCGTATCTTCTCGATACATTACAGCGATATCTTCTCCGTCTTTGAGAAGATGGACTTCCATAATCTTGATTGAATATTTGGTCATGAGTGTTCCTTAAGATGATATATAACAGTATTATAACAGGTGCAAACTTTAATCAATCTTAATTGCAGTTATAGTCAAAATCATAAACAAAACAAGCAAAGGAGCTTGTACCCCAAACAAAAAAGCCAATCCCCAATCTGCTCTTTCACAATTTTGTGCTACACAAACAAAAGATTTTCCAGTGATATCATAAACAAGGTAGGAACCCCACATCAAAACCTGTAAAACAAGAAATGCCAGAAATAGCCTTTTCCAATCAAATTTTACCATGTGTTTTCTCCTGTCGGGATTTTTTATTAACATCGTGAAGCAAATCCACAGATTCGTTCAAAACCTTTAAAATTTTCTTGTAGGCTTCGTCTGCTGACACCTCCCCGTTGGACACAGCGTGCAGCAAATGCCGCAGGGACATCAACAAACCTCGTAAAAGGCCTTCAGCTCTGGCAATGTTTATCAAATCTTTCATGGATAGTATAGAAATTGGAGAAGATGAAGAAAGTTCTTTTCCTGCAATTGCCTCTTCCAACAATTGCTTCATTTTTTCTTTTGCATCATCAGACACAGCTATCCTTCCTTTTTCATGCTATATGAAAGGATAGCTGAAAGTAGCTTTGAAGTTCCTTAACGGATTTGGGTAAACTCGATAACGAGCACGTGCTTCATAGGCTCTCCTTTGTAAGGAGGCATAATAATATTGTTTTTTGTGTAGGGCTTATTATGGATATCATACAAAAGCTCTGCATAGTTGGTATCAATCAACTCCCCATCGACATAATGATTCATTTTAATGTTCTGGGTATCTATATCCTCAAGAATATCCTGCATAATCCCTTGATAATCCCCATAAGTCGGGCAGACAGGACAAGGTTCCGGCTCAGGACAAGGCTCTACAACAGGACAATCTTTTGTTGTGTTACATTCTGGGCACTCTGGGCAAGGCAGCAATTTTTCTGCCTCGCAGACCTGTTTGATGTAAGTCAAATTTTGATCTTGACATACAGGACATTCTTGTTTTTTCTCTTTTCCATCTTTTTTAAAGAAAGACAAATCGATTACATCATCCGTTGTACATCCAGAGAAAAAAATCATTGCAAATATAATCATCAAAATCTTTTTCATTATTCACACCCCTCCGACACCATATTTATTTACCGTTTTCATATTTTATTACCCCTCTCCAGTAAATTCCCAACTTCCAAATACGGAATACAGTAATTCGTTATCCTCAATTGCAAAATATTCAGCAATAACAAGAGCATAACCATTCAAAGCATAATAAGCAGGAATACCTTCGTGGCTAAACTGTCTTAATTCAATATCCATATTGTTGTCAGACTTATTCCAGATCGTAATAAAACCACGCTGCCCTTTTTTAAAGTTGTTTGTTTCATTAACACGAAAAGAAAATGTGTCGTTTCCACTATAATTAACTTCAATCATAAAATCGGAATCAATATTTCCATCAATACCAATTTCTACAGCTCCTTCATCTGTTGTAATGTTGATAGCCGCAGTTTTAGCCATTACATCTACTGCTTTTCTTTTTGCTATGGCCATTGGGCTTTTATCTCTTACAATTTGCGTTGCCATTCATTCTCCTTTTATAATTAAATAGATTAAAAAACTTATACCTATTAAATTCATAATTAATAGGCATAAATCTTTATTTTCACAAAACCCATTCCGCATAGTCTCTTACCACTTGGACAAGATTTTTAGCTCTGTTTCCAACTTGACGATACCATCGGCTGTCTACCATCTCATCGGCCATTTTATTCCAATCACCTTTGTCAATAGCTTTCCACATTTTTTTAAATTTCATCAGTCTGGGAATACCCATATTGTATCCCATATCCAAAAGAACCTCTTGAATCGTTGGGGGCAACTCTTCAAATTTAGGGTAGGCCCGTTTCAAGTCTTTGATTGTATCATTTAATCTTTTTTTAAGCAAAAGTTCCGCTTCTTCTTCATCAATTGGTAATTTAGTACCATAACCAATTGTAGGGATTCCCAATGTATCTTCGTAAGGCATCCCACTGAACCCCTCAGCTTTTTTGATTTGTTCTATCAATTTTTCCATATCATGTCCTTACCAGATAAAACAAAAGACTTACTCCACCTGCTATAAAAGTACCTATGATGCTTCTTACCACCCAGCGAACATTACCTTCGAGAATATCAAGACGGTTGTGTACTCGTTTAAAACTTTGTGTTAATTCTTTATCCATCAAATCCATCCTTTGTGAGTGTAATTGGATGGAGGTTTGAATTTGAAGCAACCGTGTAATGTTTCCATCCAACTTTTCAAGAGTATGATTGATGTGCTCTTGATTTTGTTGTAGAATGGACAAATCTTTTTCCAGTCGGTTTATATGATTGGTAAAAATTTGTTCATATTGTTCATGAGTCATTCTTTGCCCCTACTAAAAAATTTTGAAGTTTTTTCAATGCCTCTACTACCAAAGTAAGCTACAGTCACTGTAACCAAAACGGTCTCAAGGAGAGGAATATAAGCGGTATTGATTTTAAAATTTCCGAGATTTCCGTCAGCAAGCATGACTACGGTAAAAAGAGTATAGACCCAGATAACGACAGAGGGGCGAACTAAACGAGTAACAAAATGTTCATTATCGCTTTGCCACCGTTTTGTAATTTCTTTATCGTACTCAAGGCTCTGCCTACCTAATTCCAATTTCAATTCATTGGAAACTTTGTCCAGCAGAACCTGAGCCTTCATTCGCTCTTCATCTGAGGTAAATAATTTGTCTAAAGCATTTCCTACAGAATCAATAACTTTATCGACGCTGCCGGAAATGATGTCTGTAAGCCACTTCAAGACCATCTCCCAAAAATAGATATATTTACTACATATATCGTTTTTATTTTGGAAGTTGGTCTTTAAGATTACTTTAAGTTATCTAAGGTATTTTGCAATTCTTCGATGAAGGCTTGGATAGTTTTTTGAAGGGTTGGATATTCTGAAAAGCCCTGAGAAAGCATTTTCATTCTGGTAAGCTCTTTTGTTAAAGCGAACCTTTTAAGATGCTCTTCATGGGGAGTTGGCGGTACATCTTTGATAGTTTCCCAACCTTTCATTTTCATAGGAGTATTTAAAGGAATTTTATAAATTTCACACTCGTATTTTCCCCCACGAAATTCTTCTTCTTTCAAAGCCTCTTGCAAAGCGTCGTCTGCATTTGAAAAAATTCCGACGATATATGAGTGCCTCTCTTTGTCACCGAATCTGTAAGCCACAACCGTATAAACTTCTTTTTTATCCACGCTTTTTTCTCCTTTCCCACCACAGTTTTAAAAGTGTCAAAAGAGAGGCCTTTTCATAAACTCTGAGTTTTTGTTCAACATAATCAGCATATTGTTGAACTACTTCTTTTTCTTTTTGAATAGCCTTTATTTTTTCACTTTCGACATAAGGCAAATAAAATTTTGCCAATAAAACCCGTTTATAAGGCGAATATACATCCTCTTTGTCAATAACTTTTATTGTGCCCTCTATGCGTTTACATAAATATTCTTTTGCTTTTTTAGATAGCTCTTCCAAAGTTGTATAACCCTGTTCAATCGCTACTTTATCATATGAAACTTCAGCTTTTGCTTCAAGTACAGAAATTACCTGTCTTTTAATTTCAAAGGGAATATCTTCAGTTACAGAATATTCAGTCATCTTTTTGTCCTTGAATCATAAAACGAACTTTGAAAATCTCATCAAAATTTACCAACATAGTATCCATATTGAAAAATTTCAAAGTTAGAATGTTATTGATAACAGAGTATTCTGTTATGTTTGTGTATTTTGTGCTCTCTCCACTTCTAAATTGAATATAGCAATAATATACATTTGTCATGGTTTATCCTTTAATTTTCTTCCTCTACACAAATAGAGGTATTTAATACAACTTTAAGAGACTGAGAAAAAATTAACAAGTGCTTTTTAAGATTTTCAGAAACATCAACAAAAGAATACTTATAATTTTGTTTTGAAATAAATGTTGAAATATTGTTTATCATTTCAAATAAAGATATAATTTGTGTAGCTTTTTCTTTGTCCTCTATTAACTTTCTATAAACAGGTAAATTTATATGAACCCACACAAATACTTCTGAATTTCTGCGAGCCTGATAATATCGAACGGAAAAGTAAGTTATAGGGTCGTTGCAATTAACGACCCGTAAAGTTTTACTTTTCATTTGTTGGCTCTGAATCAGCTTGATCTACCCACTCGCCTTTGTGCTCTTTTTCAAAAGTAACATCTTCAGATTTTTTCTTTTTTCTGCTTTTCTTTTTACTCTCCTCTTTTTTATCGAGGATATATTTCTTTACATCTTCCAGATATTTTTTGTCATTATTGTAAAAAACAAGTGTAGAACCATCATTCAATAGAATTGAAATTCTCCACCTTTGATACATAGCTTTTGGGTCTGAAATTTCAAGAACCTTGTCCTCATCAATTGAGATACCTACAAAATCAACCATTTCTACTCCTTTGTTTTATATAACAGCATTATATAGCATGTTAGCTTAACTGTTCCTTACACTCTTCTTCAAGAGCGACATCCACCATAGCGAGGAGTATCGAATTTCTGGGCTTACTACGGCTTTTCCAGAAAATTCTCCAAACATTGTAGGCATAGAGATAGGGTAAAAGCATACTCGGAATTTTAGAGTATTTGCATTTCTTTATTTTTTCTCTTTGGAGGTCTAACAAAAGTCCTATATGCGGATATCTAATGTTTTCGTAAACTCCTAAAAAGAGGAGGGCAAGAAAAAATAAAATATTTAAAGCATAACCATAACCAATTAAAACTAAGATATCATCAATCATTATAGTAACCTTTCTAATTTTTCGTGAGTCTGTAATGCAGCTTCTTTACTGGGGAAAAACAAATGCTTGATGGAACCGTTTAAAAAATGAACTTCAAAAGTGTAGTCTTTTCCATCAAAGACAACGGGAGAAACACTGTAGATAGACTCCGCTCTGTAGGGAGTTCCGTTGATAAAAACAAGAGATTTTTTGAAATCTCTTGCCTGATATTTATAAGCCATGAATAATCCTTTTATGGCCCTCTGCGTCCTCGTACACCTCGACCTTTGGAGAGGCGTTGATTTTGCGTTAGGCGTTTTCGGACTGCCTCTTCCCATTCAGGTATTGAAAAGTACCCAAATTCTTTTATTTCAAAGCAGTCTTTATAGATTATTCTCGTCAAAATATTTCTAACTGTTTGTCGGGATACATTAAACTCCTGCCCAAGGGCCAACAGAGTCCTCCCATCAAAAAAGTTTTGAACGATTTTTTTGACTTCTTTACAAGTCAATTTTCTTGGCATCATCCCATAACTCCTTTTTCCAACTGCTCTTTCGCTTTTCTACGTTCCTGCTCTGAAAGCTCAAGGTAATAATCAAACAGTTTTTTGATTTTCTTTTCCGGTTTTACAAAGTCTTTAGGCTTCTCGACTTTACCTTGTTTGTTTTTTTGTGCGGTCTTTTGCTCATTCGCCTCAATAACAATGTTAAAAGCCTCATTCACGAATTGGAGGATAAGATTCTGTGAGATGCCCTCTTTCTGTAGACAGCCGTAAAAATCCGTGAACATAACATCAATCGCCTCGATAGGCAGGATATCCGCTAAACGAACAATGTTTCCTTCTTTATCAAAAGGATTGTTCGCTACTTTAGCTTCAGTACCTACGGCAACGAACAGAGTATCACAGACGGCATCAGTCTTATCGATAATGTCCTCAGCAGCGAAGTATTCTTTCAGCTCTTCTGTAAGCATATCTTTTTCCAAAGACACTGACAATTCCAGATTGTTTCTTTTTTTGTTCCAATCGATTACACGAGAAATCGCACCAATTTCAATAATATTTTTTACAAATTCCATTAAAGCTCCTTTTAAAATCCTAAAGTCATGCCTACGCCGACACCTTTATGGTGTAAACCTTCCCCTACATATCCTTTTGCATTAACTGCAACAGATACACCATCTACATACCCCATACCATACTGTACTCCTATAGCTCCGGCCACGGAATCACTGCCTGTTGAACTAAACCCGAAACCTAAAGATAGGCCTTCATGATCAGGGTTAAAATCAACTGCACTCAGAGCTAACATGGCAGATTCCAAGTCCTTTAGATTTTCTTTGTTTTCATCTACTTGATTTTTGACATAAGCAACTTCATCACTATAAGCTGTCATCTTGTTTTCAATGGAATTAACTTTTTTCGTATTTTTACTGATTGCTTTTTGTTGCTCTGTATTCACTTGTGTATTTTTATTAACAAGTTCTGTGGTCTCTTCGATTTTTGCCCCATTAGCGTGTATCTCTTTATGGTTATGTTCAATTTTTTGAGAATTTTTCAACACTGTTTTTTGAGTATAACGAAGAGATTTGTTCGTATTTGCAATCTCTTTTTCGTGGTTTTGCAATTTTTCTACATTCTGCTCGATTTGAGTAGAATTGATGCGTACTTTATTTTTTGTCTCAAAAATATCTTGTTTATTTTGGAAAATGGTTTTCTCGTTATTGTGAATTTCTTCATGGTTGTGGTTAATCTGTTTTTCATGGGTTGCAAGGGTTTCATCCACAATAACAAAGTGATCTCCAACTTTTTTCAACACTTTTGTATGCTGGTTGATCATACACGTTTGCCACTTTTCCAGATCACAACTAAAGCCAATAGAGGCAAGCATGAGTAGGGCCACCAATATTCTTCTCATTATAATACTCCTTATTTTGGTTCACGGGAATAGAAAGGTTCTTCAATACTCCACCCGTACAGATAATCACCTACTCTTACTTTCACTAACTCAAAGCAACCTTTATCAATAGGCTTTTTAAAAAATTTAATGCTTTTGTCAGCGAACTCGTAAAGTTTTGGATGCGGAGAGATCATGCTGTAATCAAGTTTTATTTGATGATTTGCGAACAGCATGTCTCCCCACTCCTTCAGGTGATATGCACTCACTACAAAGAAAGCGTAACTTTTTACCTTTCCTGCAAATGAGTATCTAAAAGCGGGAGGAGTATAGAAAAACCCAACTCTCTGGACGGAATTTCTGTACACTTTTCGGAGGTACTCGAAGTCTTGTGAAGAGTATACAATCGGCGTTAGCAATAGTTGTTTAGGAGTTGGAAGGGATTCCAGTTTTTGAGCTTGTAAAAATTTTGCGGGAGTTGTGAGGTTGTTTAGGTTAGTTTCCACAAGCTGCTGTATTGACATTGCCTTCCGTCCTTTGAGTTGGTGTGCGAAATTATAACAACAAAGATGAAATATGTCAAGTTTATTCTTAATCTAACCTTAAAGACGATATAATTGAGAAGTAAATATAAAGGGTATTTATGAAATTCAATAAAATTAAGCAATTAACCCATTCCCCCTTACCACGGGTAAATAAAATAAAAAATGGAATTATCTATTTTACCTGTACTTGCGGGTCTCCTGCAACGAGACCTTTAAGGCACTTTACTATGCTTTCTCGTTGCCCTAACTGTACTAAAGCGAATAACTCGCTGAATAACAACTGGGATTTGCAAAAAACAGAAGAATTGTTTGAAGAGCTTTATGAAACTTCTTTATATCAATACATTTTTGGAGGAAATCAAGATGCCAAATATTGTTGATTCAGGACAGAAAAAAGATATAAAACCTCTCTCTATCAACGAGAGAGCAGTTTGTGAGTTGTATGCGGAAGGTAAGTCAATCAAACATATTTCAAATACTTTAGGCATTTCTGAATCTGGAGTAAATAAGATTTTAAATACTCCGCATATTAAAGAGTATGTTAAGGAGTTGATAACTGAACAATACTCTACACTAAAAGAAGGTCGCCTTCGTATCATCAACAAAATCATTGAAGATAAACTACAAGTGCTTGAAGAAAAATATGGAGACGATCTTTCCAAAGCGACATCCAAAGATGTGGTTGATCTTATTGTCATTGTCGATCAAATGATGAAAGAACGAGAGAAGAAAGAACTTGGAACTGAGGGTAATACTTATATCAATATTTTGAATCAAATTATAAAAGATTGATACCCTCGTTCAGGGAATATACTTTACTTAAGGGGTGGGGCAGTGTGTTACACCTTTAAAAACTATGAAGAAAAATGAGGATTTAGGATGGAGAATATTTCTGTTTTTTCAGGGAATATACTTTACTTAAGGGGTGGGGCAGTGTGTTACACCTTTTTTAAAAGGCTTTGTTATGGAAAATGAATTAGTAGTAGTACCGGAAGAGATACAAGCTTTTCAGAAAGTTAGAAAGAAAATAGACTATTTAAAAGTCTGTGATATGGTGCGATTTGAGCCGCATAAAAAACAATTATTAATTGTGCAGGATTTCCAACAATCTCGCTTCAACGTTATGACTTTGGTATGTGGAAGGCGATTTGGAAAATCTATGATTATTTCTATGATTGCTGTTGCAGAATTGTTGATTCCTTTTTCCGCTGTATTATTGGTAACACCTACATTCAGCTCTGCAAAAAATATGTTTGAGCAGGTGGAAAGAAGAATTTTGTTGATGGGTATACCCATAAAATCAAAAGATTCAAAATCTCTCACATTTACAACTGAACATGAATCAAAAATTGTAGTTGTAACTCCAAAGTCCATTCAAAATGCTCTTGGCTTTCGTTACTCTCTTGTTATTTTTGATGAGTCTCAAGATATACCGGAATTGATCAGAATTTTTGAAAATTATCTTCAGCCTGCTATGGCAGACTTTGGTATAGATGAAGAGACAGGGAGTAACTTCGCTAAAGCTGTATTTATTGGAACTGCACGGGACAAATCTAACGATTTGTATAAATTACAGGTAAGAGCGAGAGATAAAAGATATCAAGGATATATTCATCATACTTTGAAAACAAGCGATAATCCTTATATTCCGAAATCTTATTTAGAACAAAAAAAGAGAGAGCTTGACCCCATCACTTATCAAAGAGAATATGAAGGTATCTGGTCAGAAATGTCTGACAATCTTGTGTACTATGCCTTTAGTAGAGAAAAAAATGTTTTACCCCATAATACAATTCTTGAAAAATTCAATTCAGAGTCTTTTTATATTGTGGGCATAGATATGGGCTTTACAGATAACACCAGTTATTTGCTGATCGGTGTGGAGCCTTTGAGCGGCAATTTGTACTGTATTGATGAATATGCTCTGGATATGATGCCTTTGGCGGTGCACCATGAGAACTTTGTTCAAATAGAAAATAAATATTCTGTAAAAAATGTTAGAAGATTCATTGACCCTTCCGCTGTTCAAAGTATGAGTGATTTGATGTACCAATTTGGGTATGAAACTGCTCCCGCTTTAAACACTATTGAAGATGGTATTCAAAAAGTGAATAGCTTGTTCCATCATAAGCAGCTTTTTGTGTCGGAAAACTGTGTTCAACTGATTGATGAGCTTGAAAATATGGTATGGCAAAACGCTAAAACAAAAACAGTCAAGCGTACTCAATCCTTGGGGCACTACGATTTAGCCTTGGCCGCTCTCCGTTATGCTGTTTACACGTGGGAAATGCAGAAAAATCTGGAAGTTGTTGTGGTATAACTTCCAAATGTCGTTTTAACTGACGATATAAGAATTAATAAAACTTTAAAGGACTATGATGAAGTTTTTCAATTTTGGGTTCGGCAAGAAACCTGAACCTGCTCCTGCCCCAGATACTTCTAACGAAGAAAAGACGGTTGGCAGCAATGTAATCATGGTGAAAGCCACAAAAGCCAACAAAACTTTTGGGGATGATTACAAGGACGGGAACGGTAAGCTTGCTAAAAGTACAGAAGAAAACTATTATCATGTTTCCGAACTTGTTTTTAGTTGTGTAGATTATATTGGAAAGGCGGCAAGTCAGGCTATTCCGAAAGTGTATAAAATTGACCCCCGCACGGGCGAAAAAAAGCCTGTGAAGGATAAAAAACTTATTAAATGGACTTTACAACCTAATGAGTTTTGGTCATGGGGAGACACAATAGAGCTTGCAGTTCAAGGGCTGCTGCTTTCTGGTACATCTTACATTACTTTTGAAAACAATAAAGGTAACTACGAGAGTTGGTTTCTTACTCCCCCCAGTAAGGTAAGTATTGTCCCAGATAAATCGAAATATATCAAGGGTATCATTTTTGATGATAAAATCGCTTACAAAACGGAAGAAGTATGTATTCTTAGAAACCCTACTTTAAACAACCCCTATTATGGTGTTCCCGCTGTCAGGCCTTTGCTCGATACTTTGACGTTAGAGAGCGATTCAATCAAAGAGTTACAAACTTTTTATGAAGGTTCTAACATTTTAGGGGGAGTCATTCAATCAGAGCTACCTTTGAACCCTGACCAGATTGAAAATCTTAGAGAACAATTCGATAAGTTGTATGGAAAAGGGGGCAGTCAACGGAGAGGAACCGCCGTGCTCCCGTCTAAGATGGAGTATAAAACCGTTCAGGCCAACCCTAAAGACGCTATGCTTTTGGAGTCTTTAAACATTTCTGAACAGAGAGTTTTGAGGGTCTTTAAAGTAAATGCCCTTGTGCTTGGTGGAGAAAATACATCCACTACTCACCCACAAGAGTTAATGAAAGTGGTTTACAACACGGCTGTTCGTCCATATCTTTATAAAATTCAAGACAGCATGACGATGTTTCTCCGTAGAAAATTCAAAGACGATACTCTTGTTTTTGAATTTGATTTGGATAGGGTTGTAGAACTTGATACCAGTCTTGATGTAAAAGCTTCCTCTTCAAAAACTTTGTACGCTACAGGTGTGGCAAGCTTGAATGAAGCTCGAAATCTTGTTGGTCTGCCAAAAATCGAAGCTGAAAATGCTGATAAAAACGTTCTTGCCGCCTACCTGTTTGGGGATAACTTCACATATATTCAGGATGCAGGAAAAGAACCAACCACTTCGACAGGTACAAACACAAATCAACCGTCTGGAAGTACCAACCCTGAAGGTGGCTCTGCTGATAATCCAGCAGGAAGCCCTAACAATGACAGCAATAATTCAGAATAGGAGTAAAAAATGGAAAATAAAAAACTTGAGCTGATTGTAAAAGGCTTTGAGTCTACAATCGAAGAGGCAAATCCTGATGTAATTCATATCAGTGGCTATGCCAACAAATTTCTTGACGACAACGGGAAAATTGTAGTTGATCACTCTTATGAGTCTGTTCTTCCTGAAAGTTATGATCTTGATACATTTATGAAGAACCCGATTTTGCTGTATCAACATTGGAGAGATGAGCCTATTGGTAAAGTTATCAGCCTCGATGTTCGCCCCAATGGTCTGTATATTGAAGCAGAAATCCATAAAGCGATGAACAGCAAAGCTTTCTACGGCGTTAAAAACGGTATTTTGAAAACTTTGTCTATTGGTTTTATTGCCAAGGATGGTGAAGTTATAAACGATATTCTGTTTTTTAAACAAGTTGAATTGCTGGAAGTATCTGTAGTATCCATTCCAGATAATTCAGAATCGACTTTTGCGGTGTTGACAGAGGCCCCTTGTAAAACGGGTGTATGTCTTTTAGCCAATAAAGCACTTTCTAAGGATGTATTTATGGAAAAGGCAATTAAAAACTCAACTATCTCTGAAAGAGCATGGAGCGATGTAGATAAAACTGCCCTTGGACAAAAACTTGCAGAGTTGGGAAAAGCTTCCTATATTCGAGAAGCCTATCTTGTTGTACGAGATATAGAGAAGAGGTCTACATGGAAGTTCCCACACCATGAGCTTACTTCCAATGGTGATCTCGTAGTTAATAAAGGTGGCGTGGTTTCTGCCTATGCAGCTCTTAAAGGTGCTCGAAATGAGCCTGCGATTACAGCTCAAGAAAAGAAAGCGGCAGCTAAACACATTCTGAAGCATTATCGAGAGCTGCTTAAGCAGGAAAAAATTGAAGAAATTCCTCAAGACCTTCTGGATATGGTTAAGGAATTTGAAGAAATGGAGAAAAAAGAAGTGGCCGGAACAAACACTGAACAAAATGAAAAAACTGAGACGATAAATAGCTCAGAAACAAGCACTGAAAACGCTTCGGCAGGCGAAACTCAAAATCCCAAGGATGAAGAAGAATCTGAGGGTGAGGGTAAAGAGGCCAAAGCTGACGGTGAGGTTGAGGGTAAAGAGCAAGATGTTAATTTGCTCGATCTGGTGGATAGGCTCAAAGAAACCGAAGAAGGTCTGGATGAGCTATTCTTAGCATATTCCAAAATCGAAGAGGTGCTGAATGAGGCCCTCTCAAACCAAGAATGAAGGATAAATAATGGGAATCAAAGCAATTGATACACTGCAAAAGCAGGTAGAAGAGCTTCAGCAAAAACTTGAGGCTTCTAAGACTGAAGCTGAGAAAAAAGTTGAAGAGCTTCAAAAAGAGTTTGAAAGCAAGCTCGAAACACGAAAAACATCTTTTGAAGATTCTGCACCGTCCAACGACGAAGTTGCAAAGGCACGGGAAAAGGGAGCAAAGCTCTATTTGAAATCTGTCCTTGCAGGGCGTTCTATGGACTCCTTCGCAGAATACAAAGATGTTGCAAACGTTATCGAGAAGTCGATTAAGCCCGCTGACGTGGCTTCTTGGCTTGCGGAAGAGTTTTCTTCTCGTGTTCTGGAAGAGCTTGAGCTTTCTCTCAAGGTTGAGGGTCTGTTCAATCACGTGCGTATGCCTGATGGCCGAAACACATTCTCTATTCCGGGTAAAAGCGGAAAAGCACAGGCTTACCTGATTGCACCGGGCGATGATGCTATCGAGTCTGCAATTGCTTCTGCTAAAGTAAGCTTTGCTACTCAGCGTATCAAAACTCTGATTGGCCTGACTGATCAAGCTGATCTTGAAACGGTTACTGCAATCGTTGACCTGATTCGTCAAGAGCTTGTTATGTCTCTGGCTCGTGCTTCTGAACATTCTATCCTTCGGGGTGATGTTACTATCGCTGACCCGAACGATGTTCGTAAAGCCTATGATGGTCTGCTCAAGTTTGCTCGCACAAATGGTCAAACTGTAGACAATGGTGGTGGAGCTGTTACTGCTGACAAGATTGCAGAAACTCGCCGAAAGCTTGGTGCATACGGCCTGATGGTTTCTGATCTTGTTGTTCTTGCTCCGGTTAGCGTCGCTTATCAGCTGATCGACTCTATTGATGAAGTCAAAACTATCGATCAGTATGGTGCAAATGCAACTATCCTCAAAGGTGAGATTGCACGTATTTGGGGTATGCCGATTGTTGTAACCGAGTATATTCCCGAAGATTTGGAAACTGATGGTTCTGACACGGGAGCCGGTGCTACAACTGCTCTGCTTATTGTCAACAAAGGTTTCTATGCAGTTGCTGATCGTGGCAACATCGGTATCGAGACTGAGCGTAAAGCTGTTTCCAGCACAACTCTGTATGTTGGATATCGAGATATCGACTTCAAAAACATGGCAATCAATGCCAACCCTGTTGCCGCTCTGGTCAACGTCTCTCCTGCCTAATAGGTAGGGAGACCTCTCTACTACAAACGCCAAGCCTCTGGATAGGGAAATTGCTTCCCTATCTCACGCTTGGCTTTTTTATTTTCTACCCATTCTTTCCAATCTCGCACAAATATCCGATATATACTTAAACTAATATAGAGGAGCTAACCATGAAGGTAGTTGTTAAGTACACGGGCTATGGAATTACCAGTCGAGGTATTAATTTTGATGAAACGAAAAATGATGGACTTTATACTGTCTCGAAAGAAGATGCTGATTATCTTATCAAAACTTTTCCCAATAATTTTACATTGATTGAGCGGGTTTCAACAGAACCAGTAGAAGAAGAAAAACCTGCTCCAAAACGTAGGACAAGAAAAAAGAAAGCATCCGAAGCTTAAGGATAATCTATGGAACAGGAACTTTTGGCAGAGGTAAAACGAGATTACCTGAAGATTACTGATACTGACACGGAAGTGGACGACTTTATTCTGAATCTTCTTGCTTATGTTGATGGTTATATTTTTGAGCATTACGGTATTGCTGTCTATGAGAGAGAAAAGACTGAAAGGATGGTAACTTTTTATGGTAGCCATCGTTATTTTACCAAGTGGGGAATAATTACAGAAATTGTAAAAATTGAAATGGACGGCGAGGACGTAACGTCTGAACTTCAGTCCTATCTTTTTACGGAGAAAAACGAAATCTTTCTCTCTAATACCTCTACAGTGATGTTTAGAAACAATTCTGATACCATTATCAAATATAAAGTTGGGTATGCCCAATCAGGGGATATTCCTCGTGGGCTTAAGAATGTACTGTTTCAAATTGTAAAAAAACTTTATACTGATATTTCAAAGAATATGGATTCTTTCACTTCCATGAGTACAGGGATAAAAGAAGCTGTAAAAATTGAGGACTCGTTGCCTTTTGTCGCTAAACAAATTTTAGAATCATATAGGATTTACAGAATATGATTACTGGACGGTTTGACTATAAGGACTTTGCGGAAAAGGGTTGGAAAAACTTTTGGTTTAAAATCCGAGAAGAGGAAATGGATGTTATTGAGCAATTTTTGGCTCATACCCAATCCTCTATGAAAGACTGGGAAGATAAACTTGCAGAAGAACTTTCTGACCCGTTACCGGAAGAGTTTTGGCACAGTGAAAGACCTGATGCCATTACTCGTTTGTTTCCTTATATGAATACTGGAAAACAAGCCAACAGCGTGCATAGCGGGCTGAAAAGAAAGAGGTCTGGCGACCGTTTATATGTTTCAGCATGGGCAGAAATCGATGTACCGTATGCTTGGTTTACTACAAGAGGCAAAAAGAGAAGAAAAAGCGGCGTAACCCCCGGATGGGTAGGTTGGGTTTCCGATGTGTTTGAAGGCAGCGGAAGAGGAAGGGTTATGTCGATGTCTGATATTTTTGAGACCTTAATGATAGAAAGGGAAATGTTATGAGTTTTCGCCAAGAAGTTGTAGAAGAACTCGTCAACGATTTGAAAGCTTCTGGCGAGTTTAAAAATGTGTATAAGAATATTGTACCTGTCTGGACTCAGGTTTCTACCTTTCCGGCAGTGGCGGTACTTTATGAAGGGGAAGAGAAAGAGCGGGGGAATGTGGTCAATTCCTGTGCAAATATTACAGGAAAACTGTATGTGTATATCTACAATCAACAAGAATCTGAAAGAGACTTTGAAGATATCTTGAGTGATTTGATAGATTTGGTTTATTCTATTATAGAAGAAAATGAATATATCAAGTGCAACACTATTGATTGTACTGTTTCTTCTATGAAAAGAGATGGTGGGTTAGTACACCCTTATGCCCTTTGTCAGATTATGATAGAGGTAAAATATCGACAACATTTGGCTTAACAACAGCTAAAAAGTTGGACGATATAAAAACAGAACTTTAAAGAAAAGGATATTAAATGGCAATTTATCGAACTCAAGGAGCTGTTTATGCGGCTGTTAAAGAGGCGACGTTTAATGCAGGTGGAACGTTCACTGATGCTGATGTTGTTCCCGTAACTTCTGACACCTCCCTTAAGCCGGAAGTTGACTCTATCGAACGAAAGGCTGTTTGCCCTTCTTTCATTGGACAACCTAAACTTGCAGGTAAAGAGTATGGTTCAGGAACTTTTGGACTTGAACTTATCCCTGTGGATGATGACCCGAATGTTTCTAAAGAACTTCTGGGTAGTGTTATTCTCGAAGTTGCTCTCGGTATGAAAGAACAACCCGGAACAGGAAGTGGAGCTTTTATTGGATACTCTGATGCTGGTACAACTGCGGCAAATGAAATCTACGAAGCTCAAGCTGGAGAAGATGGTACAGCTATCCTCTACAAGCTTAACAAGCCTTGCGGAAGCCAAGACTCTCTTGCTCTGAAAATGATGCTTGGTTGTGATACATCTGATAGCCAGTCTCTGAACTTTACTGGGGTTGTTCCCAACTCTGTAACTTTCAACTTCCCTGTTGCTGACGTTGCTACAGTATCTTTTGATGTTGGAGCTTCTGGATTTAACACTGCTTCTGGTGAGACTCTGCTCAATGCTCTGTGCCTTGAGACTAACCCGTATGTAGGTAAAAATGCTAAATTTACTGTCGATGATGTAACGTATGAGGCAAAAGACCTTTCTTTCTCTATCGAGAATACCGTTTCTGACCGTGAAGCAATTACCTCTGCTGGTATCACCTCTAAAGCTGTTACTGGAAAGCTGGTTAAAGGTTCTCTGACTGTTACTTTCCAAAGCTGGGATGAGCTTAACAAGTTTAAAAGCAATGCAGATGCAAAAGTTTATATGGAACTTTCCAATGGTAGCCACAAATTTGCTATCTATATGCCGAAAGTCCGCTACACTTCTGTAAGTGTCGAAGATGATGATGGCATCCTTGTCAACAAGCTTGAGTTTGAAGCTTATGAGGATACTACCAGTAAAGAAGCTCTTTACATCGCTCACGAATAATTCTTCTTTTGGAGGGGGTTCCCCCTCCACCCTCTTTAGTCGCCTATATGATAAAATTGTCGATATAATTTAAAACTTTTATAGGAGAATACTAATGGCATTAACTGTATCAACCAAAGCAGTAAAAACTTACGAATATGTTCCGCTTTCTGAGCGTGGGGAAGAAAAACCTTTCACTCTTACGATTCGCCCCCTTACAAAACGAGAATATGCTCTTATCGAGGATAAAATTGCCAAATTTTACCGAGATGAAACCATGACTTTCGCTTCCGCATCTACGAATATTGAGACTTTTCAACGGGGTGTTACGAACTGGGTGAATTTGCTTGATGAAAATGGAAAGCAAATTAAACCGGATAAAATGAATGGGATGTTGACTGATGATGCTATCAACATTCTTCCTATTGATATTATCACGGAAGTGGCTAATGTCATTGTAGGCATCACCAAAGACCCGGATAATGCCGACATTTACATTGGTACTGCCTCAGATGATGAAGCACAAACCCAGAATCAGTAAAGCTCCAATCTTTTACATCCCTTCTTCCTACAAAGACAGCAGAAAATTTTTGGTCTGCTGTCGTGTTTTATCTAAAAAAGAGCTTGAAGCTTTGAGTGAATATAACTCAGACCATGAAGTTCAAGCAGAAACGGCCTATCTTGTTTATTCTATGGCGATCAACTATGTTGAAGATGAACAAGGAAACCGTTTAACTTACGATGATCTTCCTTATTCAGTGTGTGTCGAAATAGCAAAATTTATTTTGCAAGAATCTGTAATAACTCCAGAAGAGTATGAAAAACTGGAATTGAATATTCGTTTGCATTTTTCTGATGAACTGAAAAGCGACAACTGGAATTGTGAGGTGTGTAGAAGCAAGAGGTTGGATAGAGTTAGGAATTGTGGTTTCAGGGGAGAATTGGATAAAAGTAAAGACTTTAAAGTACAAATTGGGGAGCATATTTATACCCATTGTCCGATATATGACATAGATAAAGAATTGATTGCTGCTGCAATTGAGAGCTACAATATATTTAGTTCAGGGTTTTTACCCGATAGTGGTGGTCTTTATGACCAAACACAATTTTTTATTACTTCCGCTACTCTTGTTGATAGAGCCTATAAAAAGCAACAAGAGAAAGAGATGAAAGAAGAACTCTCTAAAATGAAAAAACAGCGGGGATAACATAAAGGATATCTAATGGCTATGACAAAATCCACCTACGAAGTCGCTATAAAGTTTGTGCCTAAAGGCGTAAATAGTGTTGAAAACGAAATGGCTAAACTGTTTCGTGATTTTGAATACATGAATAAAGCTATGGAAGCGGCGGGTTTAAAGAAGTCAACCATTGGTCAAAAATTCTCTCAAGCAAGAAGCCAAGTATCTGCATTGGTTGGAGATTTGGAGTGGTTGCAGGACGTTATGGCTCAAGCCTCTTCTAAAGAATACCGTCATTTGCCTTTTGAAGAAGCAGTTAGCGAGATGGGAATTTCTATCGAGGAAGTTGTAGGTAAATTCAATAAACTCACTAAAGGGGTTCTTGATGCTACTTCTTCTACAAAAGCTATGGGGCAAGCTTTAAAAAACAGCTTTAAATTTGCAGAATACGAAATTCAAGCTACCATAGATGCTATGAGAGAGCTTGGTTTAACAGATAAACAAATTTCTGCTTTATCAAAAGAATTTAAAAAAATAAAAGACGTTTCAAAAGAGATTAATGATATCTCTCCCATGCTGAAATTCAACAATGAATTGCAAAAACGTGCAGAACTTGCTAAAGAGATTGCTGAACGTTATAAAAAGTTGGAAACTTCACCTTTTGCCCAAGCTATTCCTTCTTCCACTTTAACTCGTATGGCTGATTTGATTTCTGAAACTATGAAATTTGAGAATAGTGTGCAAGAGATCAAAAGAGAGTTTAAAACGCTTTTTCCTGAAACTGCTTTCAAAGGCTTGGTAAGTGCTATTGAAACAAGTAAAAAATTAAAAAAGGCCATTGCGGATATTGGAGTCAAAGACGACATTATGAAAAAATTGTCTGATTCTTTGAATAAAGTAGCAACTCAAGCCGTACAAGCTCAAAATCCGGCAGTATTGAGAGAGTTCAATGCAGAATTACGACGCAGAGTTGAAATTTTTAAAAAAGCACAGGATGTACTGAGCAGCCTTAAAACTGCTAAAATCCCGGCTGCTGAGACAAAATCAATTGAAGCAGTGGCAAATTCTTACAAAAAACTTGCTTTTGATGAACAACAATCTATCATGAAGCTTGAAGATGGTATGAAAAGCCTGCTTGCTCAAAAGAAAGAAATTCTTGCAGTGGAGAAAACTCGAATAAAAGAAGCTGGGAATGTAGAAAGAAGTCTGCAAAAGCAAAAAGAAGCTTTGTTAAAACAAAAAACAGTATTGGATGAGCTTTATCAAAAAAATAAAAAAGTGATGAGTCCTGAAGATGCAGATAGAGTTTCTATGGCTTTATTGGGATTGGAAGATAATCTTCGGGGGATAGATCAAACTCTTTCCAAAATTTCCAGAAAAAAAGTCTGGTCAGATGAAGATGTCAAACAATATCAAAAAGCCTTGGCAGAGACAATAAATACTGTACAAAAACGTGTTGCCGCCGCCAAAGAAGCTAAAATGCTTATTGGTATTTCTTACGATAAAACAGAATTGAATAGAGTCATTGGATATTTGAAAGAACAAGTTCAGAGTATTCGCATAGACTCTCCTTCTATAGAGAAAAAAGTTTCAGGGCGTTTGGCTCAAGCCCAAAAACTTATCAGCCAAGGAGAAATAGCTACAGGTAGAAAAATTATTGCCGATGTAGAAAAAAGGCTTGATATACTTAGAAAAGTTGAAAAGATTGAAGATTCTATCACGGCAAAAGCAAGAAAAGCAGGCCTCGATCTTGATGTTGTCAGAAAAATCATTGATAGATTTGCTTTTTTAGAAGTTGGAGATATCTTTGATTTTAGTAAAAGCACCAAAGAAGCTCAGGTTCAAGTGGACGCTTTGGCGAATAAAATCAAAACTACTTTTGATATCGGGTATACACGAGTTAAAAAATTCACTTCTGCTACAGAAAAAGGCTTTAAAACTGCTCAATCTGAAATTGAACAACTCCAAGCTTTAGCTAAAAAGTCATTCATTTCCTCTGAGAACAGAAAAGAAATTGAAGCCCTTTTAAACACTTTGAAAAATGTTGAGGGAGAGTTGAAACAAATTTCTCGCTCTGCTCCTGAGATAGCCTTGGATGATTCTAAAGTTAAAAATGCTGAAAAAGAGTTGGAAAAAGTAAGCAGAGAAATTGACAAGATTAAATCCAAGCGTCTTACAATTGAGGTGGAAAGAAAGCTTGGAACCAGTAAGACGGATTTGGAAGAACGTTTAAAAAAACTTAGAACAATTGCAAGGGCTGATACTACTGAAGAAAAGATTACATTGGCAAAAACTTTGAAACAGCTGCAAGACAGTATTGTACATGCTGATGCGGAAGAATTGAAAATTGTCCGACAACAAATCGCCGCTCTTGAGGGCCAGATTCGTTACTATAACCAAATTGAAGATACGGTAAAGAACACTGCTCAAAAAGTAAAAATTCTTGGTAATGAGCATAGTCATATCAACGATGTATTGGCAGTTTCTGAAAAAACTCTTAATCGAGAAAAAATTCATATGCTTCAATTTGGTGAGGAAGCTCACGAAGCTATGAGGATTCTTGAAGGCACAAAAGCGGAATTGACTGGTATCAACGATCTTCTTAAAAAAGCTAAAAATGCTCAACTGCAAAACAACAAATTATTACAGCAGTATGAAGATCAGTACAATTCATTGAATCGCCTATTAAAAGTGAAGGAACTTTGGGCAGATAGCCGCTCTAAAGAAAAAGCAATTGCGGAATTGAAGAGGCTGAGAGAAGAAATTAAAAAAGTCCATGCAAACAGCATTGCTCTTGATCGAGTAATCAATAAAATTGGAGCAGGGGCTACTTTTGATGATTTGATAATTCCACTTGGAAATATCCGTAAATATCAAGACGAACTTGGACGAGTTAAAAATCGTGCCAAAGAAGTAAAAGCTGCCTTGTCCGAAATGGGAATTGCTCAAGTGTTCCGACGAGCTTTGGCTTATGCCTCTATGTATACTGGATTCTATGAAGTTTTCAGTGTAATGAGAAAAGGTGTTGAGTACGTTGTTGAGTTTGATAAAGCCACAAAAACTATGGCAGCCGTATTGGATATTTCCGTAGTAAAAGCTACGGCCCTTGAAAATAGTTTAATTCGTCTTGGTAGAGCTTATGGCGGGTCTTTAAAAGACATCAACTCTGCTGCTTTGGCTCTTGGACGTGCAGGCATTGCCACTGAAAACGTTGTCAAAGCCACTGAAGCTGTTATCAAAATGGCTAAACTTACTGGGGATTCTATCGGGGTATCAGCCGATGCAATGATCACTTATACACAAGTATTTGGACAAGTTGACCCGATAACCGGAAAAGTTGCTTATAGCATTTCACAACTTGGCGACCAACTTGCTTATGTTGCTAACCAATCTCGCTTGAGCACTCAAGATATTGGAACATTCTCGAACTACGCATTGGCCGCTGCCAAAGCTGCAAACTTATCGATGGAAGCAATCAACGCTATGGCTATTTCCTTCTCTAATGCCGGTGTTAATGCTTCTACTATCGGTACTCAGATTCGCCGTTTTAGCTCTTTGTTGCGGGATAACAGCTCTGCTGTAAAAAGATTTTTTGAATCTATTGGAACTTCTCAGCAGTTTTTTGCAGCCCGTTTGCAATACAGCACTACCGAATCCAATAAAGCTATGTTGCAGTTGGTTAGAAAATTAAGGGGCTTGTCAGATCAGGAATTTGCAAAAACTATTCGGGGTATGGACTTGCTTGCAGCAAACTCCCTTACACTGCTTAGAAACAATGCGGCAGAATTTGAACAACACTTTAAACGTTTGCTTTCAGGCGTAGATGGGGAGCTTGAAAAATCAGAATATGTAGCAGAATCCTATGCTTCTTCTTGGGAGAAAATGACAATTTCTATCGGACAAGCCTTCCAGAAACTGTCTGATACTGTATTCCCATTCTTTAAAAGTGTTATGGACGGGGCTACGGAAATGTTCAGCACTTTGTCTGACAATATGGACGGATTTGTAGATAAATTCAAAACTGCTTTTGGAGTGATTTCATTAGCTTTCGCAGCTATGACTGCAAAACCTGTGTTTGCTGTTATGGCTTTGAGGGTTCAATCATTAATTGCTCTGTTTACAACTTTTTCTAAAAAAGTTAGATTACTTGGAGCAGTTACTACCAATACAGCTTTAAAATCTTCAAAATCCCTTGGGGCTATTGCAGTAGCTATCAGTATCGCTAAAAAGCTGTTTCAAGCCTTTATCGGGATTGTGATGAGAAATCCTATTGTGGCAGCGTTTATGGCTATTGCAGCGGCAGCTACCTATGCGTATAATGCTATCAAAGGGCAGGCCGAAGAGTTGAAAAAACTGTCCAGTATCGAGCAGGCCCGTGCTGTTATGAAAAATAAAGAAGTCACTATCCAAGGGTTAATCGGGGAGAAAACAAAACTTCAAATTCAACTGGAAAAGGCTTTGAACGCTGGACAAAAAAATCGAGCCAAATTGTTAGCGGAAGAAATTGGGTTAAAAGAGGCTGCAATCCGAAAAGCGGCGATGGAAAAAGCTGAAGCTGAAAAAACTTTGGAGTTTGAAGAAAAACGTTTGAAAGTGAGTGAGATTCAAGCAAAAATCACAAGCCTCAAAGCAGAAAGAAAAATTCTGTTCAAAGACAATTCTAAAGAAGCTTTGGCACGTATTGCTGAAATTGACAAAGAACTTGAAGAGCTTACCAAAGAAGAATATAGAGTAAAAATTCAAGTGGAAGCAGACCTTAAAAAAGAGGACTTATTCCCAATCATAGAAAAAGCACTGAACCAAATCAATACGATTATTGCCGAAGGAGAAAAAAGAGGCGTTGACGTGTCTGGAGCTTTAGCGATTTGGGGAGCCAAACTGAATGAAGCGTATCTGGCATTGGCAGAAATAAACGGTGAATTGGACGAAGTTAAAGATAAAGCTAAAGCTGTTGGAGATGTAGCTTTGTTCTCCTTAAGCGACAAAGAAATTCAAGACCTTTCCAAACTGCAACAAGCTTTAACTAATATGTTTACTGCCAAGGTAAATATTGCTACGTTTAGAAAAGGGTTGATAAAAACTTTGGAAACAAATATTGATGAGTATTCCAAAACTATTAAAACTCGCTTTGAAAACAATATGAAAGAGCTGAAAGAGGCAATGGGAAAAACTTTCAACAGTATTCCCAAAGAAGTTAAAGATGCTATGGCCCAAGTCGAAGAAGCTATGAATTCTCTTGATACAACTGAAGGAATTCAACAAGCACAACTGGCTTTAGCTAATCTGATGGCTCTGTTTAAAAAGGAAGGTATGGCAGGAAACCCTGTTATTGAAAAATTACTTGTGCCTATGATAAATGGTATCAATACTGCCAACAATAACATGGTTAAACTGCATGAAAATCTTAAAAAAGTTAAAGCTGTAGGAGTGATTGACTTCACAAAAATTATGAAAACTCCTTACATTGACTCTGATAGAGCGGTGAAAGCAATTGAAGAGATCAATGCGGCTGAGAAAACTCTTGCAAGAAATAAAAGAATTCTTTCTTCTTTGAATGAGAATATCTATAACACTACTTCTGATTATTTGGATGCAGAAGATAAATTGATCGCTATTAGAGAAAAGCAAATGGTGCTTGGCAATAGGTATGTCAAAGTGCTGCAAGAGATTGAAGCCCTGAAAACTAAACAAGGCTCTGCTGTTTCTACCAAAAAAGAGCAGGAAGAAATTGAAAAAAGAATGAAAGAGTTGCTGGCAGAACGAGATCGCTTGGGAAAAGAATTGCATACCAGTGCAAAAGAGGAATTAAAAACTCAAACCGCTTTGACACAACAAGAAATCGAAAGAAAAAAAGCATTTGAAGAATTTGTAGCTTCTTACAATGCGTATTATGGAAACTTCAGCAAAAAAGCTTCTCAAGAGTTGCAAAAGCTTGAAAGTGATCTGATGTTAAAGTACAAAGTAAAAGATATCAATGGAAAAATTGACCCAAGTGCAAAAGCACAATTCCAAAAAGAAATGGATTTTGAAATTCAAAAGATCATTGACGAGTATGAAGATAAATTTGGAATGAAAAAACCGATTGATGTAGATTTGGTGTTGAACGCTAAAGTCGATCTTCCAGACTATAACCCAGATCAGCAGCCTATTCTTGACAAAGTTACAGAGCTGTATCAAAATATTCGGAATAAAATTGCAGAGCAACCTCCAGTCTTTGACTTGTCCGATCATCCGGAAGTTGGCGGCGGCGGTGTCGATCAGTGGATGACATGGGGTGAGGATAAAATCCAGCAGATCAATGAATTTTATGCCCGTGTAGAACAAGCAAAAGATTATGCTTATGGTAATGAGATTCAAAAAATGATCGAGCATGGTGCAACAATGGAAGAGATTCAGAGCACTCTTGAACAGAGAGACCTCGAACGCACTAAAATGTATGCACAACAAAAACAAGACATCTACAAAGCGATGTTCGATTCTATTGTTGGGCAAGCAGGGGCCAGCTTAGGGTCTCTTGGCGATGCTTTGGCAGAAGCTCACAAAGCCGGTTTGGTAAAATCTCGTGGTGTATTTAAAGCAATGCAGGCTATGCAAGTAGGACAAGCCATTGTAAACACCTATATGGCGGCGTCCAATGCTCTTGCGAACCCATTATTGCCACCGCCGTTAAATTACATTGAAGCTACTGCTCAAATCATTAAAGGTATGGCGTTGGTTGCACAGATCAAAGCTCAAAAATTCCATGATGGCGGCTTTGTAACAAACAATGCAGGGGGCGGTGTAGGCAAATTGAAAGCCGATGAAGTTCCAGCTATCCTTCAAACTGGAGAATATGTTTTATCAAGAAAAGATATCGCTGCTATCAAGGAAGTGAACAATGTAACAACACCGCATGTAGAAGTGCCTCAGCAAGAGACTGTTATTATCAACAGTATCGACCCAGCAGTGGTAGAGGAATGGGCGACTTCAAGAACCGGACGACAGGTTATTCGTAATATCGTCAATAGCTATGGCTAAGACGATATAACTTAAAAT